CATCATTTCATCATCTATCCACCCAACAAGCCACGCAGGGTTTACATCATAGGTTTTAGCAATCATTTCAATTTGCTTAATCGATGGATATCCACCTCGCTCATACAAATGGATTGTATTTTGTGAAACACCTGTCTCTTTCGCCATCTGTCCTACAGATAGACATAGATCCTCTCTAAGTTCTTTCAATCTTAGTTGCATCTTGCTCTCCACTTTCTAGTATTAGCTTTTATGAATGCAGCCTGCTCTTGCATCTGTTTCCATTCATAATCCATGATGATCTCAAGTTGATTGTTACAAAGACCTTTTAAAAAATCGTTTTGAGCTTCTAACTTTTCAATGTCCTTATAGGCCCTTTTATACAGTTCATCTTCCAGAAATCTAATGCGCTCTGCCATCGATTCCTGAATGATGATGTAAGTTGGTTTCTTGTACTTGACCATCACAATATTACCTCATCTCCTATTTTTAGAGATTCATAGTTTGTTTTAGTAACTACGAATATTCCGTAATTTTGTACTGTGATAGTGTACATGCCACCAATCTTCTCCTTTTGTAAGACTCTGCCTTTGATTTCTGCGCCTTGATTATCAGCTTGATAGATAACCATCGGGCGTTTTTCTTCTAGTTTTTTAATGTGGATACTCTGCCAGATATTTAATCCAGCAGACAATAATATCCAGATTGTGATAAATCGTTTCATCCCTCAACCTCCTCTTCATCGTATGGTATGTCTCCATTTGATAAGTACTTAGATTCAATCATCAAGAAATCATTGACACATTGCTGACTACAAAAACAATTTTCAACATCGTTAAATAATGCTAGAATAACATGATTCTCTTGTACTACCAGAAACTCGTCTTCGATTTCTTTACAACAGTTTGAACACTCATAACTCATCACTCCACCTCATTTCTCAATTCAAAATCAATTCCATACATAAGGAGACAACTTTGAAAATCCACAAATTCTTCAACCGCTTCAGCTTCTTGAAAGTCGTAATTCTCAACTGAAAGCAAGAAATCATCAATATCATTTCTTTGGACACTTCCGTATTCTGTCTTTGTATGTTCCATAGCTTGTTCATAGCCATCTACATCAATTGTGTAGCGTATTCTGCCAGCTGAATAATCATATTTGTAATTCTTGATAATCATCACTCAACCTCCTCCACTTCAAATAGTGGACTATTAAACACTTCACCAAAACCAGAATATTCTAGTTCCTTTCGTGTAAATTTTTCGTTGTTTTTCCCATTGTTAAAAAAGTGGAATCCAGTTTCTGTTTGATTTAGATAATCATCTGTATTTTTTAACTTGACTTTGTATTTTGGCTCTTTCTCGGCCTCATAGTCAGTCAACCACGCTCGAGCGAAAAGTTCTTGGTTGTTTTTGTCATTAAGCCATTTCTTCACGAATTCGCTTTTTTTAGCGTAGAGATGGATTGTGTTACTATCTAGTGCATCACGCAAACTAAAATTTTTTAAAAGTTGGCATTCGAAAATCCAGTCATCCATAAAATTAGGTAAAAGCACTTTATTCAATTCTTGCCTAATCTTATCAGCATCCTTCAATTGATTACCAACCCATGCTCCCTCAAGTTTGCCTTGCTCGTAACCACTACGGTATTTCATTGAACCGTAGTCGTCCCCTAATTCTTTTAGAATATCATTAAGCCATCTGGTTTGAGTTGTTGGATCAAACCCTCTTATTCGACGAACGACATCTTTTAACTTGAACGGCAACGGTTCTGGTTCGTCTAAAGACCGTAAGTCTTTCAAAACCAAATCAACCGAGGTCATTTTTTTCTTGCTAGCTTTAAATTTTTCGTATCGCTCAATTAGTCCCTGAATGTTCATTAAAATTCCTCACTTTCAATTTTTCTGATATCAACAACCTCTTCAAGATATTCCTTTGAACACCAGTCGTATTCAACGCATTGTCTAATAAATCTTTTTTTATAAAAACAATGCTCTATGTATGCGATTGGAAATAGCAAAGCGATGAAAGGTGAACAAATGATTAAAAATAAATAAATAGCAATTCCACAAACTTTTGAGTCTGCAATATATTCATAAAAATCTACTAAATCTTTTATTCTTTTAAAATGCCTGATAAAAATAATATAGTTTTTTCTTTTCATCCTTCACAACTCCTTAAAACGGCAACCCATCATCTGAAATATCCATTGGATGACTTTCTCCAAAACTTGGTGGCATCTGGTTTTCCATACTTGACTGGTTCGCAGAATTATCCTTCTTTTCAAGAGTTTGAAAACTTTCAGCTACAACTTCCGTCACATAGACACGTTCCCCCTGCTGATTATCATAGCTACGAGTCTGGATTCGGCCTGTGATTCCCACAAGAGCACCCTTTTTGATCCAATTTGCGAAATTCTCAGCCTGCTTACGCCACATAATGCAATTAATGAAGTCAGCCTCTCGCTCTCCGTTTGCGCCTTTAAAATTTCGATTGACTGCAAGGTTGAAAGTCGCAACTGCAACATTTGACGGCGTGTATCGTAATTCTGGATCACGAGTTAAGCGCCCAATTAACACTACATTATTGATCATCTTTCTTTTCCTTTCTTGCTGCACGTTCTCCGATTAAATAACCTAAGAACATCCATAAAATAGCCATTTCAAATTCTTTAATAAATTCAATCATTTTATTATCCTCCTGAAAAAGTTGCTAAATAGTAACAGTCCTTAGCACCGTAGTCGAATCTTGTTGTCCGCCGACCGATGTGCTTTTGAAACCTTGGGTGAGTGATAGCCGAGAATGCCCATTGATGGTCTTCCATACGTTCAATGAGATTATCAACGTTATTAAACGTCCCAAGAAAGAATTGACAGTGCCCGTTATAGACGAAGTAAAGATTTAACATCAATACCTCCTAAAATAACTTCAACTGCTTCTCATAAGCTTCAAGTCTATGTTGAGCAAGATTGAAAATAGCTTGATCAAGCTCGCAACCGACATATTCAAAACCCAACTCCTGACAAGCAATTAAGCTACTTGCTGAACCGACGTGAGTATCAAGTATTTTATCGCCTTCTTTTGCGTAAGTTTGCAATAACCAAATGTATAGGTTGACTGGTTTTTGAGTCGGATGAATTCTAACCTCATTCAATGCCTTATTCCCTTGCTGAATATGACCTTCAGATATTGACTTGCCTTGCATCATACCATTCCACATATAGCGAAACAGACGTGTACTATCATGTAAGCTGCAGTATGCTATCTCACAATCTGAAAAACTTGATTGACCATTAACCTTGTCCCAAACAATGCGACCAGGACCAAAAGAGTAGTCGAAGTAGTTCACACCTCAAATGATTTGATTTTTTGAAACTCTAAAAAGTTCGTCGAAATAATCTCGATTTGGAATTTGCCACTCTGAGGTTTCTCCGTACAATCTACTGACCCCAATCGGACTAACTTTTCGACCATAGTATTCTCTTTTTTCTGGGCCAGAAAAATAAGGTGGATCAACAATAGCTAGGTCGAAGTAATCATCAGGATATTGTTTCATGATGTCCATGCAGTCGTTATTAAAAAACTCTCTCATCAATACCTCCTATCCTTCATCCCAGACGGATACACAAAGCACCTGCCAGTTGCTCCTTCAAAGATGCGACTTGATAAAGCACCATTCCCGAAATCGTCCGAGTAAAGCTCTTTAATTTCTTCACTAGACAGATTCGTGTTGATAATCGTATTGGTCCGATTATCTAGGATCTTGAACAATATCTGATGCGCCCACTCGTTACGCTTCGTGTCGGCCTTACGACTCTCTTTCCCAAGGTCATCCAAGAAGAGGAAATCAACCTCAGACAATAGCTTGACCATCTTAGCTTCTGAATAACCATTGTCAAACTCAAAGCTTTCTCGAATCTTGTCAAACAAAGTCACAACTGAAACGAATAGTACACTTTTCGGTTCATCATAAGACTTAAATTGCTCATTGAGAAACCGAGCCAATCCATAAGTAAGATGACTCTTACCAACACCAGACGGACCAGTGATGATGGCATTTCCAACCGTACCTTTGGCATATTCACGTTCCAACCGCTTCACAAAATTAATAGCATTTTCATCAATATCAACCTGAATCTCATAGTCATGTAGCGACTTGCTGGCAAGCTTGCTTGAAACGATACTGTCACGAGCAAAGACTTCGTAAGTATCCGATAGTTTACTTTTGACCTCGGATTCCATATTTAGTTGCTTTTCAAAACGTCGGATGTTCTCTTTCTCGCACTCAGGACATTGACTGATTTCCTCAACCTTGCCCTTGATAGGAATCTTAACAGACCAAAGATGGCATCCATGGATTTCACAGATATCATCAAGAACTGTTCTAGTTCTAAATTGTTTAAACTGTTTCATCTAAAATCCTAGCCTTTCGTCAACCGTACTGGTTAAAATTGTAGAACGTTTTGGCATCGGTTGATTTAGATAATTATCCATCTTATTTCCGAAGAGCGTTTGTGGTTGAAGATACTGCTCATACTCTGTACCTTTCCACTTAGCGACCATGATGTCCACAACCTTTTTAAAATCTTCAAGGACATAGCCCTCTTTTAACCTTGCCTTGATAAATTTTTGATGACTAGCAGTGTCAACCTTAAAATTCTTCTTAGCTTTCAAATTGAGATAAGAAATAACTTCTTTACAAATCAACAATTTATTATTGTTATTCTCAGTCTTAGTATTCTCAGTCTTGATTGTGTGTACTTTTTGCACTTCCGAAAGTGTATTTTCTACACTTCCAATGTGTACTTTTTGCACTTCCTGAAATGTACTTTCTACACTTCCGTTAAGAGCGTCAAGATAAATGCGGTTTGGTAAGTTCATCCCTTGTCTGACTTCCGTCATTAGACCAGCATCTTTCAATTCCTTTTTGATTTTGATAATCGTCTTGTTGCTATTGCAATTTAAGTCAATCATCAACTGTTCATTTGTGTAATACTGGAAGACGTTCCCTTCTTTATCATGCCAGCCATTTTTTAAAGATAGTTCTAACCTATCAAACAGAAGCATATAGAGCATTTTAGCGTTATTGCTCAATGTCTTATATTTCTCATCATAGATAAATGGCTTTGGAAATTTGAAAAACGATAAGAAACCAGTGACTTCACTTTTTTTAATCATGGCACTACTCCTTTCTTCTAATTTTTAGTGTTATATCCATATTCAGGATTTGTTGCTTTAAAATCAGCTATGTATTTACTTTCTAACGCAAGTAGTTCATTTTCTGTGCCATCTTTTAACTTGTCGATAACCTCATAGGTCCAGTCTGTGATATCGCTTTTTTTCATCACTTCATGAAAGTAACTTCCTGATTGTGCTTTAAAATGTTGAAACCAACGAAAAATAGGATGATTAACAGTTTTCCCAATATAAACCTTACCCGTCTGTTTATGAGTGATTTTATAGATGAAACCAACTACACTGCTACTTCTATATGTTCTGACATCTTCAGCAAGCCTATTTGCATAAAATTGTTCTTCATGTTCTAGACAACAAAAATAATAACCGCTATAATTATTGTTCTTTATGTCAATTCTATTGACAGGATTTTCTCCACAAAATTTACACGGAATTTTTTCGGTCCAAAAAATTTCCCAGTTTTCACTCAATTCATAAACATTGACAAAAAAGAATTCCCCTTTAGAAGTTCTTTGAGGTATCTTTTCTGAAAAATATTCTGGATAATCTTCTTTGATTTTTGTCAAAACATCCTTCTTAGTTTCTAAATCAAAGTAGAGCCTTCGTTCTACTTGCTGAGAGTAGTAACTATCTTTGTTTTCTTTTCTGTGATTGATTCTCACAAACCAATTTGCCATCTACCCCTCCACACTTGAAAATTTTGTGTATTCTTTATGAAAATACAACTTCACTGTACCGAGACTGCCATGCCGATTTTTTTCCAGGATCAGCTCAGTCACATTATTCAATTCTTGACTGTCTGCATGTTCCTTCTGGTAGTAAGCTTCACGATACAAGAAAGCGACAATATCAGCATCTTGCTCAATAGATCCAGACTCTCTTAAATCTGATAGCATCGGACGTTTTTCTTGTCTTTGTTCAACTGCACGACTTAACTGCGACAAGGCGATAACAGGTACTTTCAAATCCTTGGCAAGTATCTTCAATTCCCTTGAAATCTCTGAAACTATCTGCTGACGATTCTCACCCTTTGAACCAGTTATTAGCTGCAAGTAGTCAATAATGATAATACCAAGACCTCCCATTTCTTGGGCAAGCTTTCGGGCATTTGAACGTATTTCAGAAATACGAATACCGGCCGTATCATTCACAAAAATTGGCGCATTATAGAGATTGCTTTGCGCATGTACCAGCCTTTTCCACTCATCAGTGCTAAGATTCCCAGTCTTTAGATGATGAACTGGAACCATGCCCTCGGATGCCACCATGCGCTCAATCAATTCCTCTGCTCCCATTTCGAGCGAAAAGATAACAGCAGGTTTATGTTCCTGTACAGCCACATGCTTTGCAATGTTCAAAGCTAGCACCGTCTTACCCATAGCTGGACGTGCAGCAAGAATGATAAGATTGCCTTCATGAAGACCAGTAGTAATCTTGTCTAGTCCGTCAAATCCAGTTGACAGGCCAGTAACGAATCCATCTGTCTGCGAGCGAGTCTCGACTATCTGCATATGTGTTTCTAGGATATCAGCCACATTGCGAAATCCTGTGCCTGTATTCTGATTGCTGATGTCAAGCATGGATTTTTCAGTCTTTGAGATGATGTCACTGATTGATACATCTCCTTGATATGCGCTAGAAAGAGACTCTGACAAATCAGCGATTACCTTTCGGAGCGTAGCCTTTTCTTTTACGAGCTTAGCGTAGTGCTCCACGTTTTTGGAAGTTGGTGTGGAGTTCACTAACTCGACAATGTAGTTCATGCCCCCTATTTTTGAAATATCTCCCTGATTAGTTAGAGCAGACACCATAGTCGTAGCATCGATTGGCTCACCTTTTTCAAGCAATGACAACATGGTCTTAAATACAATCTTGTTGGCTGGTTTATAAAAATCATCAGGGACCAATTCATCAGCCAGCGAAATGATTGTGTCAGGTGCGATAAATACCGCTCCCAGAACAGATTGTTCAGCCACTAAATCATGAGGTGGTATTTTGAAATCATCCATCACTTCTCCTTGCTAATCCACAAATGTTTCTTTTCGTGTCACGGGATCAATGTCCACACGTCGACCTGTTTTAAAGTCAATAAACCCTTTTTCCACTTGAGGCGTTTGAAATTGAATCTTCTTTTTTGCTCTCATGGCCATTTTTAGCTTGATATTCATCATCAGCGATTCAATCAATACTACTGATACTACTGTGCCTACTGCGATAATTTGTAAATTGTTCATGTTTTTTATCCTCTTTTTGTGCTATAATATAGTCAAATAATTTTGCTAAGAC